ATGTACCTGTTGGAACTCAAGTGTTAAGTGATAAAATCAAAGTTCCAGGAACAAATAAAACATTTGCAGAAATGGGAAAGAAATTAATGAAGAAAAGCAACAAGAAAGCTAATAATATATATGCCGAAAATAGTTAGATGCTAAATGAGAGAAATAATTAGATAGCTTATCAAGCGTTATTAGATTAGCAAGAAGCTTTGAAAAGTAAAAAAATAAAGAAAAATACTGCTGCTTATGCAGATGGCACTAAAGGCATTAAACCATATGGATATAATAAAAATATGTCTGATTTTAAATACTGGGATTCAGATAAAAATAACTATACACAAGATTACTTAAACTGGGTCAATAGTATCACAGACCAAGATGTAAAAGATATCTATGGTGGTAAATATGGAGATATGTCTACTTACTTAGGTAAGAATAAAGGAGTTATACCTACAGTAGAACAAGCTAGATCTTTAATGACAGATAGAAAGTATGGCGATTGGCATAAGATTGGTCAAGCATATGTAGATAGTAGATCTAATCAAAGTAGTGGACCTAGACACATACCATCTTCTGAAGTAGCAAATAGATTAGGTATTCCTTATAATATCAATGCTCCCATTGGTAATGTAGATACTGCTAATGCTAGAAGTAGTAAATACTTTAACTATACTGGTAATCCTGGACAGCTTCCAGTAGGTAATATATATGGTACAAATAGTAAAAAGCCAAAAACTCCAAGTGATAATAACTGGTTAGATCTAATAGACAATATAGCTGCATTAGCTGGACCTATTGGTAATATATTCTCAGGTAGTCCTGAAAGAGTAGAAACATATACTTATGATCCAGTATATGGTCCTACTGATTATAATATAGATCCTATACTTAGAGAAGCTGCACTAAGTGATAGAATTGCTAGATACAATATGGCTAATATTAATCCTAACACTGGAGCCAATATGGCATTTGGTTTACAATCAGCAGTTAATAGGAATAAAGCTATCGCTAATGCTTATGCTACTAAGAATAATGTTGAAAATCAAATGGCATTTAACAATGCTCAAATAGCTAATCAATGGGGACAACAGTATGCTAATGCTAGACATTTAGCTTCTGTAGAACAAGCTCAGAATGATGCAGCTGCTAGAAATATTCGTAGAAAAGGATTTGGTGATTTATCTACAAGAATATAGTAGATAAGTAGAGATAAACGTTTAACTAAAAGAGACTCTGCTGTACTAGAAGCTATGTTACCTTATTTGGAATATGGTATGACATCAGATCAATTAACTAAATTATATAATAATTTGAAAAGATAATGGCAACGAATAGATTTGATAAACCAATAGAAAGTGAGTATATTAGTTAGTATACACCAATACCCTTTGAATAGTTATATGCTATAGGTAAAGCAAATAACGAAAGAGTAGATAAAGCTTATTAGGATTTAGGTAATCAGTTTACTAAGTGGTCAGAGTTTAGATCACCATCAGCCGTAGACACTAAGAGATGGTATGATTTAACAGTTGGAGCTGGACAAGATGTAGTAAATAAATTAGCAGCTAATCCAGATTTGATTAAAACAGCAGAAGGTAGATCCTTAATACAATCGTTTATTAATACTAGACCTTATAATGAATTAAGCTAGTTACAATAGAGCAAAGAAGGATTACTTTAGAGATAGAAAGTAAATCAACAACTTATGCTGTCTGGTAAGTATAATCCTATGTGGCACGATATTGACTTTACTAATTATAATACTTTAGATAGTGGAGTATTTAATGATGTTGCTCCATTAGCTTATAAATCAGAAGTAGATTTAGTAAAACCTTACGTTGATAATCTAAAAGCTGGATATATTAGGTCAGATGGTAGTTATGATTACTCAGGTGTATCTACTGATAGAACTGATGAACAAATAGCTAAGAATATATCTGCAATATATAATACTCCAGAAGCTCAAATGCATATAAACGCTTTAGTAAGATAGGGATTTACTCCTGACCGAGCTAGAGCTTTATTTACAGATAGAATTTATAGAGCTGGTAGAGAGTTTGCGTATGAAGATAGAGAGGCAAATGAATTTGCTAAACTAGAATATAGTAACAGATTAAAAGCAGCTAGAACTAGTCAAAACGTAAGTAACGAAGGTCCTTGGTATTTAACTGATTCTTTAGAATATACAGGATTATAGAAATTTAATAATGCTAGAAACTATTACTTATCTAATAATCCTAACTATGAGAAACTAAAGAGTGATATCAATAGTAATGATCCAGTTGTTAGAGAAATGGCTAGTAAACAACTTAGATCTCTTGCAGATAGTGCTACTCCTTATAATATGTTCAGAGATATTATGAGAAAGTATGGTACAGAAAAGAATGGAAAATTACAAATTACAAATACTGATATAGATTATGCCGTTAATGATATATTCAACAACTTTGGATATACAGTTCGTAACTCTAAATTAAATGATCTATTAAGTAGCACTATATAGGGAATTACAGAAAATGAATAGAGTACTCCTTTAGGTAGACGTAAAATTATATCTGGTGGAGAGAATTTGAATTTAATGTCTAGAGTAGTATCAGAAATAGCTGGATTTGAAGCAGTAGATCCTAATCGTAATAAAGTAATAAATGCTTTGAAAGGTGGTAAGTTTAACAATATGATATTACTTAACAATGACAATATGATAACTATTCCAGTTGTTAAGGACGGTTAGCCAAGCACAGCTAATTTGCAAAGAATTAAAGTAGCTATATCTGATATTAAGAACGCTGGTCTTACTGAAGATGATATGAAAAAAGCTGGAGCTACAATACAAACTTCTAAACAATCTATATCAGAAAGTGAAACATCTAATTTATCTGGGAAAACTTCTGGTGAAAGATCTGAATTAGGAGAACAAATAGCTAAGAAATGGAGTAGTAATACTACTAGAACTGTTAGACCTGGTATTAAATATTATGTATTAAATTTAAGTAACAGTGTACCAACATCTGGAGATGATTTAAACGCTGAATATTTAAATCAACAAGCACTTAAACTGAATGTAACAGGATCAGTAGCATCTGGGCTATATCCAGATGTACAAAATGAATCTTTTGGATTTCAATAAATAATATAATATGGCAAAGAAACAAACATTTACTGTGGGTAGTAAAGATAATATGAGAAGTAGGCTTCAAGAGTTAAAGGATTATACATTTAATCCTTTAACTGGAGTCAATCCTTCTGAAGAACAATACGAATTTGACATGGCTCAAACTAAGCCATTAAATACTTCTTCTTTAGAAGAAACTCCTAAGTAGGAAAAGATTGTAACTACTGAAGATGCTAGTGCCACTAAAAGTGGAAAAGGACCCAACTATATAGCAGATCCGGTATTCTCATTTATCAATGGTATTCAATAGGATATGGTAGATAGACCTACTGGTGATATGCTATTGAATAATAAAGAAAAAGATGAATTAGAGTTTCAGAAAGTTTTTCTAGAAACTGAAAAAGAAATGAAGCTGTTAGATCAACAGCTTAATAGAGCTTATTTGGACAAAGATACAGATAAGGTTCATGAATTATATCCTTAGTACAAGGCTACTTTTGATGCTTACTCTAGTATGTTAGATGAATACAAAAAAGTAGCTAGCAAATACTATAATCAGTATGGATATCAACCTACTGTAGAAGAAAGATTACAAGCTCTTAATGAAGGTATTTCTGAAAGAGAACAGAAGTCTAAAGAATTAGGTGAAGATATTCAAAGAGGCAGAGATATATTACATTTTACTAATAGTATATACTCTATAAGCGATGAGTGGAAACAACTAGAACAAGAAAACTGGGCATATCAAGTACCTAGAGCATTAGGTACTTCTTTTTCGTCTATATAGGCTACAGCTGCTAACTTTGCAGCTGTTGCTGCTGCTAATTATCTAGCAGCATAGGTTGCAGCATCTCCTACTGGTCCTTATTCTCCATTAATTGCTGGCGGTGCGGCATTAATAGGAGCTGGAGCTACAGTAGGTACTAATATATGGTCTAGAGATAGAGAGTCTTTATCTGAAGTAGCTAATAATTATAAACAGAATGTTTATGAATATGCTAATAAAAACAATATAGATATCAATAGCTTAGCAGATATAGGTAGAGAGAATCTAAGTCGTATTACTGGTGTAGAATACTCTAATGATAAGAATTCTTCAAATTATAGAAGTAATGATGAAGTATTTGAAGATATGTTAGCTTATGATATACCTACTGGTAATAGTGAATTAGATACACTAAGGTACAATACTAAAAATAATCTAAAAGATATCTATAATAGAAATATGGCTTTAGCAGCTAGTGATGTAGCTCAAGCTGCTACTATAATTCCTGGAGCAGGTAAAGTATTTACTAAAGTACTTGGTAAACTTAATCTACCAGAAAGAGCTATTGATGGTACAGTTAAAGTATTAGATAAAGCAATTGACTATACTACTAAGAAAGTAGCTCCTAAAATGTCTAAGGTAGCTAAACATAGATTGTCTAAATATGTATTAGAACCTACTGTTAGAATAAGTGCTAATTCTGCATTAGAAGGCATTGAAGAAGTAACACAATACATGATTGGTAATCGCATAAATGAACAGAATACATCTGATACTAATCTGTATAATCCTCTTGATGTAGCTACTATGTTTATGGAAAACAATGCTATGGCATTGAAAGGTTTAGCTGCTGTAGCTGGTATCAGTGGCGATCCAGCTTTAGATGGAAACAAAGAATTAGTAGATAATTTTAAAGTAGGTGCAGCTATAGGTTTACTTATGGGTGGCGGAACTACAGCTGTAAGTACTGCTAATAATCTAAGATCTTATAATGCAGGTGCAGAGTTATCTAGAAACTTAATGGCAGAACATATATCTGCAAAAGAGGATGTATATAAGTATATTCAATATGCTAATAAAGCAGACAAAAGGATGCTTAATAAAGAAGCATTCTTAGATGCTATAGATCAACAAATAGAATCTGCTAACATTCCAGATGGTTGGACTAAAGAAGATCTTGAAAGCGAAAAAAGAAATATATCTTCTATATATGATATTGTAAAGAATAACAGTAAAGTAAGAGAATTTAAAGGAGAAGATAGACATATTGCGGCTGCTATATATAAGCATAAAACTGATATGTATAATAAAGCTATATCTGATTATGAAACTCAAGTAAAAGATATAGCTCAAAGCTATAACTCTATTAATTCTGAAATAGATAATGTATTAGGTAGTTTATCTGATGACAATACAGATAGTGAAAATACCATACTGTTGAAAGCTTACTTATTAGATAAAGCAAGATTAGAAGGAATTAAAAATTATATTAAAGTATTAGAAGAATCTTAGATAGTAGATAAAAGTAAACTAGATGAGTTCTATATAGCTGAAAAAGGTATAGAAAGACGTTTGTCAGGTTTATCAGATGTTAAAGACAAATTCTCTGTAAACCCTGATGATATTATTTTAAGTTCAAGAGATGATATTGAATCAAATGCAGTTAAAAGTCTTTTAGCAGAAATTGCATTAACAGATGCTAAGCAATCGTATAAGAAATTTATAAATAGTGACAAAGCCTTAAATAAGGCTGTCGATATATATAAGAATAGTATTACTGAGGATACTATAAATCAAGATGAACAGATTCAGGAAGAAGAAACTCCACAACAAGAACCTGCTAATATTGATGAAGAAGATACTTCAGATACTATAACGTTACAAGATAGTATTGATAAAGCGCAACAATAGGCAGATAAAATTCAAGAACTAATTAGTTAGCAATCATCTATACTTGAACAGACATAGCAACAACTAACAGGAGAAACTGAAGAAGAGGAAAAAGCTGTTTCTCAGCCTACTCAAGTTTCTTCTGAACAACCTGTACAAGAAGAAAAAGAAGTTATATCTCCTAAATCATTTTGGGAATTAGGTACAACTGTAGATACAAACGAAGACTATGAAGGATTAGTAGAAGAAGAACTGACTGAAGAAGATTTAATTAATCCTAACGAAACTATATCAGAAGATAATACTAATAATGTAGCAGACAATCCAGAAGCTACAGTAGATCAAAACGCATCTGATTATGAAGGCACATAGAGTGCTGAAGATATACCCTCTGTTTAGGAACAACCTTTAATGTAGACAGAAGAAATCATCCCATAGACTCATACTGTTACTAGTAATACAGAACAACCTTCTGCTCCTATTACTGAACAAGATGTAGAAGATAGCAAAGTATATGATACTGATGATGTTTAGATTAATGATGAAGAACCTACAGAATTAGTATATGGAACTCTATACTATCAGCCAGATAATGATCAACCTATGTTCAAAGGTTATGAATCTGGAAGATCATTAAATGAATATCTATCTACTCCAGGTATGTTAGCTGAAAGTAAAGTTACCGCTAAGATTGGTCCTAAAGATTCTAAGTTTGGATCATATGATCCAGCAAATAAAGCTACCTGGGATGAAGCTCCTATATATATAGAAATAGAAGCCAAAGATGGTCGAAAGTTCATGGCTACTTTGAAAACTATCGAAGGAGCTAAAGGTATATATAGAACTCATGGTAGAGAATTATCTAAATCAGAAGAAGATAGAATCCGTGAGTTACGTAATCAAATCATTGAAGCTAAAATTAATGATCCAAATTGTGAAATAACATTTAAGAATATTACTATTACTAATGGTAACTTTAATGTTAATAGAACAGAAGAAGGAGAAGTAATAAACAGAAACCTGTTGGATATAGAATCTTTAGGAG